GAAGCGGTACAGCCTGAGCAATCAGGTGAACTCGATTGACTATATGCGGGAGGGTGACGACGCCTACCGCTTGGGGATTGTGGATAAGCAGGGCGAGGCCGTTGATCTCCCCCAAAGCGTATTTACCGCGAAGGAGCTTGAGCAATACCTCGGCAAGGACGTGGCCAGCAAGATCGTCAACGACGAGGGCAAGGCCTATCGCGGACGAAACCACAAGAGCATTGAGGGCCTCGATCTTACTGTCGGCGGCAAGGGCATGCTCGGCTACTACGACGGGATGGTCCCCAAACGCTTTCAGTTGTTAGCCAAGACACACGACCCGAAGATCAAAGTTGGTCAAGGCTATGTGAGCAACCTCGCCCCCGGCGACTCATGGCCCTACTCGGCCCAGATCGAAAGCAATGGCGGCCAATACTGGGTTGCTGGCCGCCATCCAGATCAGGACGGCATCGTTGAGCTGTCACCAAGGTTCGGCAGCTTCCGCGAGGCTGACAGGGCGCGCGACCTAATTTATCGCGGCTATACCCAGCCCGTCCACGAAATCAACGTTACTCCAGAATTTCGCGAGAGCGTGGGGCGCGGCCAGCCTGACCGCGCCCGTGGGGGCGAGGTCGTCGATCAAACCCTCCACGCCGTCCGGCGCCACTTTGCCGGTGACGAGGGCAGCTACGTCGATCCGATGGGCTCGGTGGCGATCCCCGAGGCCCGTGAGCCCAGCGACGAGCCGGGCGTTGTGGACCGCGCCATGAGCTTCCTCAGCCAGTTCAACCCGGTCGGCACTGCCGAGGCCGGGCCACTGAAAGAGGCCGTAAAGAAGGTGGGGACGGTCGCAAAGGCGGTGCCCAGCGAAGTGTCCGGCCTGTTCGACTATTCGCGCCTCCACGAAGTCCCGAAGGTCCCGCAGTTTGAGCTGCCCCGCAACATTCCCCCACGCGGCGTCCCCGAGCGCGTGACTGACGTTGCCGCTGACCCAAACCTTCGCGGCCAAATGATGGACATAATTGAGCAGGGCCAACGAGCGGGTGGCCCGAACTGGTACAACACCGACCCGCTGCGCGATAAGTTCGTCGAGCAGCTCGGCGCCGACGCCGGTGACAAGGCCCACCGCAAATACATGGACTTCGTGGCCGCGACGTCGCCCCGTTCGAAAGTCGGGGAAAACATCCGCAACGCCTCCTACTACTACGGCAGGGAAATGCGCGGCGAGGGCATGCCAGAAGTCGGTGAGCGCAACCCGCAGCCATTTGGCCACTACGCCCAGCGCAATCACCAGATCAACGCCAATGCGGTGGCGGGCGCCGGGTGGGAGCCCCTCAAAAACCCCAAAGTCTCGTCGTTTGTCGAAAACTTGGTCGGCAATCAGCTCCCGGCCACGGTTGACACCCACGCCCTGCGCCTCCCCGCCATGCTCGCGCGCGACCCGCGCTTCTTGGAGACGGCCTATCAGGCGTCTAAGGACGCCCCCAAGCTGAACATCCAGAAGCTCGTTCAGTCCGGCGACATGTCGATGGAGGACGCGCTGAAGACGGCTCCCTATTGGCAGGCATACCCGAAGCCCAACGAGTATGCGGCGCTGGAACAGTATTACAAGAGCCTCGCCAAGGAGATGGGGATGACCCCCGCCCAGACGCAGGCGTCGGCGTGGATTGGCGGCGGCAAGATGACTGGCCTCGCGTCCGACGAGAGCAAGCCGTTCCTGCGGTTCTTTGACGACCGCCTCATGAAGACGGCCCAAGAGACGGGCATGGACCCCAAGGACGTCCTGCGCGACTTCATCAGCGGCAAGGCCCCGCTCTACAATAGTGGTGGCGCTGTTTAAGGCGGCGCCACTATGTTAATATCCCGGCAAGCTTGATGTTGCCCAAGCTATCCATTCAGGCAGCAACGGGGACGCCCGTAACCTCCGAGGAGTAGAAGCATGTATGAGATGGCAAAAAAGGCCCGCGAGGCCATGAAGGGCAAGGCCAAGCGCCTTGCTGGCGAGAAGGACAGCAAAGTTGACAGCTCCAACTGGTCACCCGCCGAGCCGCTCGACGCGGACGTGAAGACGGGCATGCGCCCGATCTCCAAGCGCGCCTACAAGAAGGGCGGCAAGGTCGAGGGCGAGAAGATGGACTGCCACGCGGGCCGCAAGCCCCGCAAGTCCGGTGGCCGCGCCATCACCGCCGACAGCCTCATCAATCGCAACCAAAAGGAAGCGAATGAAGAGCGCCCCGGCAAGAAGCACGTCGGCGCCCTGAAGAAGGGTGGCCGCGTTGGCAAAGACGATGGCGGCATCGCTGGCCTGATCGCCCGCAACCCCGTCACAAAGGGCATGCCCGCCCGCAGTGAGATGGTCATCCGCTCGGCCCGTCAGGCGCCCGCGTCTGACATGTCCACCGCCGACAAGGCCCGCGCCGCAGCCGTCATGGACCGCATGGACGCCGACCGCGCCGCTGAGGCCCGCACCGAGGGCGAGCGCGTAAACCCGGTCAACCGCAAGACTGGCGGCAAGGCCCGCAAGGCTGGCGGCAAGGTCAACTTTGGCCCGATGAGCATGCCTGACGGCAAGAAGGGCATGAGCACCTCCGAGCAGGTTGCCCTTGAGAAGAAGCAGGACGCGGCCTCCAAGCCCACGCGCGGCAAGGCCGAGAACTACAAGGCTGGCGGCAAGGCCCACCCCGACGAGGCCGAGGACAAGGCGCTCATCAAGAAGATGGTGAAGCCCGGCGCCCGCGTTGGCAAGTTCTACGGTGGCGGCCTCGGTGGCCCCGACCAGATGGGCGTGCCGCAGATGGCGCAGGGCATGCCTGTCGCTTCTCCCCCGGCAATGGGCGCCCCGCCCATGATGCCGAACATGGGCGCCGGTAAGCCGATGGGCCTCAAGACTGGCGGCAAGGCCAAGGGCCAGACCCACATCGCCATCGTGATCAACGGTGCCGGTCAGAAGCAACCCGGCGCCGACGGCATGCCTCCCATGCCTCCGGGCGGTCCCGCCGGTCCCGGTGGCGTCCCCGTCCCGATGGGCATGCCGCCCGCCGGTGGCGCACCGCCCCCGATGCCCATGCCCATGCCCATGCCCATGCCGTTGCCCCCGGGCGGCGGCGCTGGTGGGCCCCCGGTAGGCCGCAAGGCTGGTGGCAAGGTCTACCGGTCCTACAAGGACATGGACGCTGGCGCCGGTGGCGGCAGGGGCCGTCTGGAGAAGACCGAGATCCAGAAGCGCAAGGCGTAAGGATTTCGCAGGCGGCTTGAAATCGCCTGCGGAACGGGACGGCTGGTTTGACCCCCTCTGCCAGCCGTCCCAATCACATCGAGGGGGAGCAAAGAGGGGTCTATGCTCACGTTCAACACGCTCTTCGAGCGCGAACTGAAAAAATTAATCGACGACGCCATTGACGACCGGAAGGAAAACCTTTCCACCGGCTTGGCTACGATTGATTTCCCAACCTACCGACACCAAGTAGGAATTATCGCCGGTCTCCGCATGGCTCTTGAGTTTTGCGGCGAGGCAACAACGATCTGTAACCGCAAGGAACGCGGCCAGTAAGGAGGGGGTCCATGTCTAACGTATCTGCACACCACAACATCGCAATGCTCCACGAGGTCGATCCGAAGGAAAAGTTGTTTGCCGAACTTGGTGATCTCAGCAAGTTCGAGATGTTCAACACCGGTGTACTTGTCGCGGTCTACATCCGCCCCGAGAAGACCAAGGGCGGCTTTTACCTCACCGACAAGACCCGCGAGGAGGACCGCTACCAGTCCAAGGTTGGGCTGGTGGTCCGCAAGGGCCCGAGCGCCTTTGTTGAGAGCGACGGAAAGTGGTTCGACGGCCTCGACATCAATGTCGGCGATTGGCTGGTTTTCCGACCCAGTGACGGGTGGAACATCACCGTCCACGGCGTTTTGTGCCGCATGTGTGACGATGCGAGCTTTAAAATGCGCATTCCCCACCCCGATGAAGTCTACTGAGGAGAAATTCCATGTCAGACACCGAAAATAAGCCCGAAGACAACAAAATTGACGCCGCCGAGGCCGTAAAGGCCGAAGAGGCGCCCGAAAAGGCTGAAATTGACTCCCTTGAGCCCGAGGAGGGCATTCAAGAACTGAAATTGAAGCTTGAACAGGAGCGAATGGGCCGGATTGAGGCGGAAAAGCAGGCCAAAATGGCCTACCACACCGCCGCAGAGGCCAAAAACGAGGTGCAGGACACCAACTTGCAGCTCGTCAAGAACGCCATCGACACGGTGAAGCGCAACAACGACTTCCTCAAGTATAGCTACAGCGAGGCCCTGTCGGTCGGCGACTACACCAAGGCGGCGGAGATCCAAGAGGGCCTGTCGATGAACTCGGCGAAGCTCATGGAGCTGGAGCGGGGCCGGGCGCACATGGAAAACGCGCCCAAGATCGTCGCGCAGGAGCCTGTGCGCCGCTCTGACCCGGTGGAGGAGTTGGCCTCGCAGCTCTCTCCCCGTTCGGCGGACTGGGTCCGGCGCAATCCGCAGTGCGTGACTGACCCGCGCATGTTTCAGAAGATGGTCGCCGCCCACAATCTGGCCGTCGCCGACGGGCTCGAGCCGGACACCGACGACTACTTCGCCACCATCGAGGACACGCTCCGCATCAGGGGCCGGGCCCCGGTGGAGCAGGACGAAGACGCAATGGCCAGCGCCGCCAAGGTGACGCAGCGCCGCTACGCTCCCCCGGCGGCGCCCGTGTCGCGTGGCGGCACAGGCACCGGTTCCCGTCCCAACGGCTACACGCTGTCCAAGGACGAGAAGGAAACCGCCCGCGACCTCGGCATGTCCGAGAAGCAATACTACGACAACAAGATGCTCCTCAAGAAGGAAGGAAGAATGCAATGAGCGACAAGTTCCAACGGGTCCTCGCCGAAAAAGCGGCGACCGCCTCCCCCACCATTGCGCGCCAAGCCCCTCGGCCTGAGCTTCGCGAGGAAGACCCCCGCGCCCGCGCCGCCGCCCGTGCGGCTCAAATCCGCAACGATAACGGCGGCATGGACGAGGGCACGGACGAGTTCTACATCCCCAAGGGCATCGTCCCCGACGGCTGGACCTATGAGTGGAAGCGCCACACGATCTGGAACCAAGAGGACCCGGCCTACGCGGTGCAGCTCGCCCGTGAAGGCTGGGAGGTGGTTCCGGCAAGCCGCCACCCGCAGATGATGCCCTCGACGTGGGAGAAGAACACCATCGAGCGCAAGGGCATGCTCCTCATGGAGCGTCCGTCCGAGATCTCGGAGGAGGTCCGCCGCATTGACCTGCGCCGGGCCCGCGAGCAGGTGCGCATCAAGGAGGCCCAGATCGCTGGAGCGCCGGACGGCACCTTTACCCGCGACGATCCCCGCGTCCGCCCAAGCATCAAGAAGACGTTCGACATGCCGATCCCCGAGGATCTCTGAGCACCGATCAGGGGGCCGTAACCGGCCCCCTTTTCTTTTGTTGCAAATGTGTATATTATGCTTCTTCAAGGTCACCTTGTGCCTTACCTCCCCCCGGCGTGGGAGGTTCGCTACCCCCGGCTTCCGAGTCTCCCCGGTGTGAGATGACGAGCTTTTCCCGTAAAAAGGAGAACCCGTCATGGCGAATACCAATGCGCCCAACGGTTTTCAGCAGTATCAGGGCACTGGTTCGGCCCCGACCTATGAGCAGGTCGCGCTCTCCATTTCGCCTTCCAGCTCGACCAACCCCCAGATCTTCTCCGGCGACCCCGTCGCCCAGTTGAGCACGGGCTACATCGTCCAGCTCGGCACCAACAGCACCACCAACACCCCTGCGGCTGGCTCCGGCTACCTCGTCGGCGTGTTCATCGGCTGCAAGTACCTCTCGGTCTCGCAGAAGCGCACCACTTGGTCCAACTACTTCCCCGGCGTCGGCGATGTGAACTCCGCTGCGGGCGTTGAGGCTTATGTCATCACCGACCCGAACGCGAAGTTCATCGTGCAGGCCGGTTCCACCGCCGTTGGCATCGCCAACATCGGTGAGAACATCGGCGTGGCGTATGGCACGGGCACCGGCTCGAACACGAACACCCTCGGCACTACGCCCGGCAACGTGTCCACCGGCCTCTCGACCGCCTACGCTGACAGCACCAACGTGATGGGCACTGCGGCGACCTATCCCTTCCGCATCATTGGCCTCGCCAACTATGCCCCGGACGGATCGAACCCGCTTCAGTCCATCCCCGGCAACGACTACACCGCCGCCTACAACCGCATCATCGTTTCGTTCAACAACACGGCGATGAAGTCCGGCGTTCTTGGAACCTAATAAGGAGTTGGATCAATGGCTGTTAATCTTTCAGCGATCAAAGATCTTCTCCTCCCCGGCCTCCGGGGCGTTGAAGGTCAGTACGAGCAGATCCCGTCGCAGTACGACAAGATCTTCACCAAGCACGACTCGAAAATGGCTCTGGAGCGCACCGCTGAGATGCGCTTCTTGGGCTACGCCCAGCTCAAGACCGAAGGCGGCCAGACCGCGTTCGACAACGGCGCCGGCGAGCGTTTCGTGTACAATCAGGAGCACACGGAAATCGGCCTTGGCTATGCGATCACTCGCAAGGCCATCGACGACAACCTCTACAAGAGCCAGTTTGCTCCCTCCAACCTCGGCCTGACGCAGTCCTTTGCCCAGACCAAGGAAATCTACGGCGCCAACATCCTCAACACCGCGACGACCTACAACGCGGCGGTTGGCGGTGACGGCGTGTCCCTCGTCTCGGCGAGCCATCCCATTGATGGCACGACGATCTCGAACTACACCACCAACGACCTGAACGAGAGCACCTTGCTGGCTGGCATGATCGCCATCCGCACGAACTTCCGTGATCAGGCCGGTCTGAAAGTGTTCGCTCGTGGCCGTCGCTTGATCATCCCGCCCCCTCTTGAGCCGGTGGCGATCCGCCTGACGAAGACCGAGCTGCGCCCCGGCACGGCAGACAATGATGTGAACGCTATCATGAGCACTGCGGGCGGCCTGCCCGAGGGCTACATGGTGAACGATTACCTCACTTCTGCCCGCGCATGGTTCCTGTTGACTAACATTGATGGCCTTTCCTATATGGAACGTATCAAGTTTGAAACAGACATGCAAGTTGACTTCACTACAGACAACCTGTTGGTGAAGGGCTACGAGCGTTACAGCTTCGGCTACTACAACTGGCGCTCGATCTACGGCGCGCTCCCGACCTAATGCCACAGGGCGGGGCCACGGCTCCGCCCTTTTTTCTAGGCAAACGATCACGCAGACCGGCCTAGCGGACGCTGCACAGACGGCGTGATCTCATCGTGCAGGAGTACCCGTCATGGGGATGTCTACATTCACCGGCCCAATCACTGCGGGCGATATTCTCAATACCTCGGGCACCACGCTCGGGACCAACATCGCCAACGTCGGCTATGTTGAACTTGTTCAGAGCGCCGCCATCACGCAGTCCGGCGGCGTCCTCTCGACGACCCCGATTGTAATCCCGGCTAACAGCCAGATCGTCGCAATCATCATCTTGACCACTGCGGTCTGGGCGACTACGACAACGCTCGGCGTTGGCACCACCGCCTCGGCGACTGCCTTCACGACCGCTGGCGCCGTCACCGGCCTCGGCACCCTCGGCCAATTCAACGTCTCCCCCGGCACGGCTCTGGCGCAGATCGCCAACTGGATCGACGTTGGCGCCACTGACGTTCAGCTCGCGATCAGCACCAGCACCGGCAGCGGCACTGGGTGGATCACTGTTAAGTACGTTCAGGCCAACAACCTCACTCCGTAATCCGGTGAACTTTGCCATAGGAGGCAAGCATGAAGGGTAAATCTGGCATTCGCACTGCAAAATCCAACACCGCCTACTCCGGCGGTAACAGCAAGGTCGCTTCCGAGGCCATGCAGGCCACCGGCGGCTTCAAAAAAGGCGGCAAAGTCGGCATGAAGGCTGAGGGCGTGATGTCCGAGGCCCACGCCGGTCGCAAGCCCCGCAAGAGCGGCGGCGGCGTCATGTCCTCCGCGTCGGGCAACGGTACGCCCCGTGGCAAGGCTTCGAACTACTAAGCCCTCCTCCCCGGCTCGGTGGTTCACTGCGGGGGCATTCGTGCCCCCGCATTCGCATGGAGGTTGCAATGTCTGGTGCTTGGACGCGCAAGGAAGGCAAAAATCCCGCCGGTGGCCTGAACGCCAAGGGCAGGGCCTCGCTGAAGGCCGAGGGCCACGACATTAAACGCCCCCAGCCCGAGGGTGGCTCGCGCAAAGACAGTTTCTGCGCTAGAATGACCGGCATGAAGCGCAAGCTGACGGGTTCCGCCAAGGCGGCAGATCCTGACAGCCGCATCAACAAGTCACTGCGAAAGTGGGATTGCTGAGATGGACAAGCCTTTTTGGAAAAAAGACGCCCCGAAGGACGCCAAGGAAAAGCATTTGAGCCGCAAGCAGGTTCAATCCGCTAAGGCCCACGCCCGGGCCGCCGGGCGCCCCTACCCCAACTTGGTCGATAATGCAGCCGCTTCGCGCGCTGGCAAGAGGAGTTAAAAATGGGTGTTGTTGCTTATTCCATTACCCAATCGGGCTTGTATGAGCCCTTTGAGCTTCAAGTGTCGCGTGGCCAGATCCTCGGCCACGAGAACCAGTTCCAGTTTGGCGTGAACCAGAGCGTCGGGACGAGCTTTTCGACCATTTGGAATGGTGGCGGCACTCTCTATTCCTACCCCGCCTCGGCGACGGTATTTAAAATCTCAAGCTCTGACGCCAACGACACTTCGGCGGGCACCGGTGCCCGCACGATCCTGATCAATGGCCTCGACGCCAATTATGCCGAGGTCAGCGAAATAGTGACGCTGAACGGTCAGACTGCCGTCAACACCGTAAACAGCTACATCCGCTTTCATTATATGAAAGTGGCGACTGCGGGCACTGGCGCCACGGCGGCGGGCATCATCTACGTTGGCGTCGGAGTAGTCACTGCGGGCGTCCCGGCCACGGTCTATGGCCAGATCACCGTTGGCTATAACACTTCGACATCCGCCATGTGGACGGTCCCGGCTGGTTACACCGCCTACCTCACGTCCTGCACTTGGACGAGCGGCAACACTACGGCCAACATCGTTATCACCGGCGCCATCTTCAGCCGCGCCACCAACGGCGTTTTTACGACCGAAAGTACCTGTAAGATGCTTGCTGGCAATAGCTTTGATCGCCACTTCGATACGCCCGTCGTTTTCGCTGAGAAAACGGACATCGAAATGCGCGCCGCTTCTACCACGGCTGGCAGCGCGGTCACGGGCGAGTTCCACATCATCTACATCAAAAATGATGTAGGCGGCTAAGGATCTGCAATGGCGACGAGCGGCACCTACACGTTCAATCCGTCGCTCGGCGAGATCACGCTTTATGCGTACAATCTCATCGGTCTCCGGAACACGTCCCTGCTTCAAGAGCATCTGGAGGCGGCCCGCATGGCCGCCAACATGTTGTGCTCAAACTGGAGCAACCGGGGCGTCAACTTGTGGGCCGTTGACCTTGTCACCGTCCCGCTGGTGCAGGCTCAAGCGACCTACAACGTCGATTTGAACACCGTGACCATGCTCGACGCCTACATGGTCATTGACAACGGCAACGGCCAGCCCATCGACCGCATCATCCTGCCGGTGAGCCGCACCGAGTATGCGAGCTACCCGAACAAGAAGACGCAGGGCTTCACGACGACGTTCTGGTTTGACCGCCTGATCTCGCCAAACCCGACCGTCACGCTGTGGCCGGTCCCCGACGGTACGAGCGCCCAGTACCTGAAGTATTACCGGGTCCGCCAGATACAGGACTCGGTGCTCTCCAACGGCACTCAAGTCGAGATCCCCTACCTCTGGATGGAGGCTTTTGCCTATGGCCTTGCGACTCGGCTGGCGATCATCTGGGCGCCCGACAAGGTCCAGCTTTTGAAGCCCCTGTCGGATGAGGCCTACAACATCGCCGCCGAGCAGAACGTTGAAACGGCGGCGCAGTACATTTCACCCCAGATCTCGGGCTATTACAGGCCGTAAGGAGGCCCAATGGGATACGCCTCTAAAGCTGGCCGGGCCCGCACAAGCGCATCATCGCCGCAGGCGCATGCAATATGCGACCGCTGTGGCTTCCGCTACAACCATGTGGACCTCAAGTGGCAGTTTGATTGGGCTGGCGCCTCGCTGATCAACAAGCGCCTCCTCGTCTGCAATACCTGCTACGACACGCCGCAGGAGCAGCTCCGGGCGATTGTGGTCCCCGCCGATCCCGTGCCGATCCAAAACCCGCGCATTCAGGACTTCGTCACGGCAGAGCAAAATACGCGCACGACCTCGGGAACCAACACGGTAGATCCGGTCACGGGCATCCCGGTGATCCGGGGCGCCACACGCATCACGCAGAGCTACAACACCCGCGTCACGCAGCAAACGGGCGAACCGCCAAATGGCCTCAATACGCAGCCGGGCACAAGCCCAACCGTTCCTGCGGATGCTGGTGGCAATGATCCGGGAATACCCTATAATAACGTGACCGTTCCGCAGACAGGACCGCTGACATGAGCGTCTCACAGATCCCGAACCTCACACCGGCCACTGCTCTCAACGGAAGCGAACAGCTTGAGGCTGTCCAGTCGGGTTCCACAGTCAGGGTTACTGCCGCTCAAATCGCCACCTATACGAAGGCCCAATACCCCGTCTCGACGATAACTTCCGTCACGGCCACGTCGCCCCTGTCGTCTACTACGGTCAGCAACGCCGTCACCATTTCGCTGCCCGTTGGCAGCGTGACTTATAATTATCTCGCCCCAATGGCCAATAACACGCTCTTGGGCAACTTCACGGGCGGATCGTCAAGCCCTGTCAGCTCGACCGTCACCAGCGCGCTTGACAGCATCGGCTCGGCGCAGGGCGGCCTCCTGTACCGTGGCGCGTCCGCGTGGTTGCAGCTTGGCGCTGGCCCGCTCGGCTACGTCCTGACCGGCGCAGGCTCCGGAGGGGCGCCCACTTGGACAAACCTGAGCCTTGGCTCGATGGCCACGCAGAACGCCAACAATGTCGCCATCACCGGGGGCACGATTGGCGGGGTGGCAATCTCCACATCGACGATCAATCAGACGACGATTGGCGCCACGACGCCGTCCACTGGCGCCTTTACGACGCTCTCGGCCAATAGCACCTCCAGTTTCGCCACCATTTCCAGCGGCGTCTGGCAAGGCACCCCTGTCGCGGTTGCTTATGGCGGCACGGGCGCGACAACCGCCGCTGGCGCCCGCACAAACCTCGGCGCTGCGGCGTCTGGGGCCAATGCCGACATCACCAGCCTGTCTGGCCTCACGACGCCCCTGTCGGCCCCGCAGGGCGGCACGGGCTTTGGCTCCTACACGACCGGCGACATCCTCTACGCCGACAGCTCCTCGACGCTCGCGCGCCTCAATGACGTCGCCACCGGCAACGCCCTGATCTCGGGCGGCGTCGGCGCCGCGCCGACTTGGGGCAAGATCGGCCTCTCCACGCACGTCTCCGGCACCCTGCCCGTGTCGAGCGGCGGCACGGGCGCGACGACGCTGACCGGCTACCTTTACGGCAATGGCACAGGCGCATTCACCGCCGTCTCTACAATTCCGAATGCTGGACTGACCAATAGCTCCATCACGATTGGCAGCACCGCCATCGCCCTCGGGGCCACCTCCGCGACGCTGGCGGGGCTCACGACCGTCACCCTGACGCAAGACCCGACCGCGGCCCTTCAGGCTTCGACAAAACAGTATGTGGACAATCAAGTCCTGACCGTCTCGAACACCACATTCCACGCGGTATCAAGCTACGCGACGACCACCGCCCTGTCGGCCACCTATTCCAACGGCACGGGCGGCGTCGGGGCCACGTTGACCAATTCGGTCGCGTTGGCTGCTCTTACCATTGACGGCTACACGTTCACCGCGACGGACGTCACCAACTCGACCCGTGTCCTCATCAAGGATCAGGCGGCTGGCCTCCAGAACGGCATCTACACGGTCACCAATCAGGGTTCCGCTTTGGTCGCTTGGGTGTTGACCCGCGCTGCCGACTTCAACACGGTCGGCACCGGCCCCAGCTACATCGAGACGGGCGCGTCCACTTTTGTCACCAGCGGCTCGGTAAACGCCTCGACCGGCTGGGTGATGAACACCTCCGGCACCATCACGGTCGGCACCACCGCCCTGACTTGGGCGCAGACCTCGTCCTCGTCGAGCGTCACCGTCACATCGCCCCTGACGAAGGCCGGCTCGGTCATCAGCCTCGGCACGGTCACTGTGCCCTTCGGCGGCACGGGCCTGACGACGCTCACTGCCTACAGCGTCATGATCGGCAACGGCACGGGCAACGTAGCCTTTGCCACGCCCAGCACGACCGGCTACGCCCTGCTTTCTACCGGCGCTGGCTCCAACCCATCCTTCGGGCAGCTCTCCCTGACCGCTGGCGTGACCGGGACGCTGCCCGTCGCCAATGGCGGCACTGGTACGGCCACCGCCTTCACGGCGGGCTCTGTGGTCTTCGCTGGGGCTTCTGGCACTTATTCCCAGAACAACTCCAAGCTCTTCTGGGACAACACCAACAACCGCCTCGGCATCAACACAGCGGTTCCTAACGTCAATATGACGATTGTGTCGAACACGCAGACAACGGCGGTCCCTTCTTCAGGGTCTCTTCCTGCGGGCACTGACCTATACATCATGGGTGCCAATGCGGCGAACACTCGCATCACGCAGGACGCCTACGGTAGCGGCAATTATTCTGCCTACACAGGCCGTCAGGCTCGCGGCACGGCGGCCTCTCCCACGGCCTCCCAGACTGACGACATCCTTGTCGAATTTACTGGGCGCGGATACGGCGCTACCGGGTTCTCCAGTTCCTCTGTCGTCCGCATCGACTTGGAGGCTGCGGAGGCCTTCACCGATACGGCGCAGGGCACTTATATCTCGTTCCATACGAGTGCGCTCGGCACCGCCAGCGCGGTCGAGCGGTTCCGCATCGGGCCGTCCGGCCAGTTCGGCATTGGCGGGGCCACCTACGGCACCAGTGGCTACGTCTTGACTTCTGCGGGTGCGTCCGCCGCCCCCACATGGTCGCAGGTGAGCGCCACGGGCCTCACGGGCATCCTCCCCGTCGCCAACGGCGGCACCGGGCTGGCGTCTTGGACGACCGGCTCCTTGGTCTACGCCTCGGCCTCGACGACCCTCGCGGGCCTCGCTGATGTCGCCACGGGCAACGTCCTGCTCTCGGGCGGCATCGGTGTCGCCCCCTCGTGGGGACAGGTGAGCCTGACGACCGCCGTGACGGGCATCTTGCCCATTGCCAACGGCGGCACTGGCCTCATTTCCACTCCCGCCAACGGCGCGTTGGACATCGGCAATGGCACGGGCTTCACCCGCACGACGCTGACGCAGGGCACCAACATTGCCATCACCAACGGCGCTGGCTCGATCAGCATCGCCGTCTCCGGGACGCCCTCGTTCGCCACTTCGGTCACGACACCGATTGTCTACGGCGGCACTGCGTCGTCGTCCTCCCTGACGCTGCAATCCACCTCCGGCGTCGGCACTACCGACAGCATCCTCTTCAAGGTCGGCAACAACGGCGCCACGACCGCGATGAGCATTGCGTCTGGTGGGACGGTCACTATTGGCACGTTGAGCCTGACCAACCCCCTCG